GGCGGCGGGGCTTTCCCTCCCCCTCCCCTGACCCGCCGTCGCGGCCCTTCATCCAACCGGAGCCAACCATGAACGCACTCTTGAAGCCCGTCACCGAACCGTCCCCGATCGACACCGCTGCGGCCGCGCTGCTGGCCGCCAAGGAAGCCGAGCGCGCGGCCACCGAAGCCCGCATCGACGCCGAGCAGGCGCTGATCGCGCTCGCCGGCGACTTGAAGGCCGAAGGCGCCAGCACGCTGCTGAGCGACGCCTTCAAGGTCACGATCACCACGAAGATCACGCGCAGCGTCGACCAGGCGAAGCTCGCCGAGGTCGCGTCGCAGGTGCCCGCCGAGTTCGGCAAGCGCCTGATCCGTTGGAAGCCCGACCTGGTGCTCACCGAGCTGCGCTACATCGAGGCGAACGAGCCGCAGGTCTACGCCATCGTCGCGCAGGCGATCACGACCAAGCCCGCGAAGCCGGCGGTCGAGGTCAAGGCGGTCGAGACGAAGCGGGAGGCTGCGTAATGGGAGCGCGGCCCGACCTTGCGGCGCGCAACCGAGCACGCGCGACGCATCGGATGACCAAGACGCCGACGTGGAAGTCCTGGGAATCGATGCGCGCGCGGTGCGAGAAGCCCGCCTGCAAGGACTGGCCGCGCTACGGCGGCCGTGGCATCCGAGTCTGCGAGCGCTGGTCGTCGTTCGAGGCGTTCCTCGCCGACATGGGGGCGCGTCCGGACGGAGCGTCGATCGACCGGATCGACGTGAACGGTCACTACGAACCCTCCAACTGCCGGTGGGCGACACCGACCGCGCAGGCCCGCAACCGCCGCACGTCGGTGCTGATCGAGTTCCGCGGCGAGCACCTCACTGCTGTCGAGTGGGCCGAGCGCGTCGGGCTGGAGCGAAAGACTCTCGAATACCGCATCCGCATCGGCTGGGACACCGAACGCGCGCTCACCACTCCATCAACCATCAAGAGGAAATCGAACCGTGGCCATCAATCTCTCGTCGCTTAGCCGCACCAAGGCCTCCCGGCCGCCCATCATCGTGATTCACGGCGGCCCAGGCCTGGGCAAGACGACGTTCGCCGCCGCCGCGCCTGGCGCTGTGTTCGTCCGCACCGAGGACGGGCTCGGCCATATCGAGGCCGATGCCTTCCCGCTGGCGCAGTCCTTCGCCGACGTGCTCGACGCGCTGCGCGCGCTCTACGCCGAGCAGAACACGTTCCGCTGGGTGGTGATCGACTCCCTGTCCGCCTTGGAGCCGCTGATCTGGCAGGCCGTCGCCGCGCGCGAGGGCAAGTCGTCGATCGAGGACCTGGGCTTCGGTAAGGGCTACGTGATGGCCCTCGACTACTGGCGCCAGCTCTTCGACGCGCTGCACTCGCTCGCCGCGGAGCGCGGCATCGGCTCGATCCTGATCGCGCACAGCGACATCGTGCGGTTCGAGTCGCCGGAGGTCGAGGGCTACGACCGCGCGCAGATCAAGCTGCACAAGCGCGCATTCCAGCTCGCCTATGAGCGCGCCGACGTCATCGGCTACGCCGCGCCACGTGTGTTCGTGCGCAAGGAGCAGGACGGCCAGCGCTCGCGCAACCTGGGCGTCGGCAGCGGCGAGCGCCTGCTGCACCTGGTCGAGCGACCGGCCTACATCGCCAAGAACCGCTACTCCCTCCCCGAGTCCATCCCGCTGTCGTGGCCGGCCTTCGAGGCCGCGCTGCTGGCTGCGGTCGCTCCGAACCCGGCCTCGCAGGCCGCGTAACACCACCCCACCCAACGCAACGAGGAACCCGAACATGCCAGCTTTCAATTTCGATCCGAGCACTGTCCAGCCCGCCACCGACATGTCGCCGATCCCCGCCGGTGAGTACTCGGCGATGATCATCGACTCGGCGATGAAGGACACGAAGAACCGCGACGGTCAGTACCTCGAGCTGACGCACGACGTGATCGACGGTCCGTTCAAGGGCCGCAAGGTCTGGGCCCGCCTGAACCTGTTCAACAAGAATACGCAAACGGTCGAGATTGCAAAGCGGCAGTTGTCGGCGATTTGCCATGCGGCCGGCATCCCGAACGCGCAGGCCAGCGAGCAGCTGCACAACCGCCCGATGCTGATCCGCGTCGAGTTCAAGGCGGCGAACCCGGCCGACCCGAAGTCGAAGGACGGCAACGACATCAAGGCGTGGAAGCAACTCACCGGCCCGGTGACGGTGCCTGGCGCTGCGGCTGCACCCGTGACCTACCCGCCGGCCGGCCTACCCGCGCCGACGCACGCCCCGGCCGCTGCGGCCACCCCGCCCTGGGCTCGTCCTGCGGCGTAACCCCTACGCCGGCGCCGCCGAGCAGACGCACGCGAGCTCGTCACTCCCCCGTGCGGGGCGGCGCCGGCTCCTATCCACTCAAGGAGACCACCCATGGCCAAGGCCAAGAAGAAGGGCGCCGACGCGCCTGCGGAGACGGCTGCCGAGCAGTCGGTCGACAACCCCGTCGTGATCGCGACCGAGACGATGCTCGGCGACCTGATGAAGGTTTGCGCCGACGAGCTGAAGGCGGCGAGGGACGTGTGGCCGAAGCTGTCGCAGTTCGACCAGGACATGGCGATCGAGCGGATCGAGCGGCGCTGCAAGGCCGCTGTCGAGCAGGTAGTGCGCATCATCGCCAGCGAGGCGCGCGCCACGATCCTGGCCACGCTGGAGAGCGTGACGGCGAAGGACCAGATCAAGGCGGTGCTCACCCTGTCCAAGGGCGACCCGCAGCGCCACGGCTTGCTGGACGCCTGCGGCCAGCCGGTACTGATCGTGCTCGCCGCGACCGAGCAGTTCGAGGGGGGAAAGGACAAGGTGAAGTCCGACCCCGACCAGCCGACGCTGCCGCTGGAGCGCCAGTCGGATCGCGTGATGATCGAGGGCGAAGCCGATTACAAGCTGCTGCGCGAGGCGGGTTACGAGATCACCGCCGAGCAGGTCGACGCGCTGAGCGAGGAGCAAGCCGACCAGCTTGAAAACTACCTCGGCGATCTGGTGATGCCAAAGCGCCGCGCCAACGCCCAAGCCCCCGAGTGGCTGTCGGCCTACGCGGTCACGCAGGCGGCCTGAGCCATGGCCCCGATCCCGACGCCCCAGAGTGCGACCGTGGCCGCGATCTTCGACGCCTGGTCGAAGCGTGTCGACGCGCCGCGCCCGCACCTGGGCGCGTCGGTGATCGGCCGGCCGTGCGAGCGCGAGCTGTGGTTCTCCTTCCGCTGGACCTTCGCCGCCGAGCACTCGGGCCGCATCCTGCGCCTGTTCGAGCGCGGCCGCCGCGAGGAGCAGTTCTTCGTCGACGACCTCCGCGCAATCGGCGCGACCGTTCACCAGTTTGACCCGAACACCGGCCGGCAGTTCGAGTTCCGCGTCCTCGGCGGTCACGTCGGCGGCAGCATGGATGCCTGCGCGATCGGCCTCCCCGAGGCACCCACGCGCTGGCACGTCGGCGAGTTCAAGACCCACAACGCAAAGAGCTTCGCCACGCTGGTGGCGCAGGGCGTGGAGAAGGCCAAGCCCGAGCACTGGGCACAGATGCAGCTCTACATGCGCTGGTCCGGCATGGAGCGCGCGCTCTACCTCGGCGTGAACAAGGACACCGACGACCTGCACGGCGAGCGCGTGCGGTTCGATGCCGTCGCGGCCGCGCGCCTGGAGGCGAAGGCCGAGCGGATCGTGCGCGCGAAGGAGCCGCCCGAGGGCGTGAGCGCCGACCCGAGCTGGTACGAGTGCAAGCTCTGCCCGGCCGCGACGCTCTGCCACGGCCGCGACCGCGTACGCGCCCTGGTCAACTGCCGCACGTGCCTGCACGCGACGCCCGAGCTGGACGGCGACAACGGCCGCTGGTCCTGCGCACTGCGCCACCGCGACATCGGAGCGCCCGAGCAGCGCGTCGGCTGCGACGGCCACCGCTTCATCCCGGCCCTGATCCCGTTCGCACAGGTCGCGGACGCGGACGCCGCGGCCAACTGGGTCGAGTACGTCACCCCGGACGGCCGGCGCTTCCGCAACGGCGGCGGCCCGACCGACTACAGCAGCGCGGAGCTGCGCACCGCGCCGGCGAGCGAGATCGGCCGGGAGTTCGTCGAGCAGGTCCGGAACACCTTCGGCGCGGCGTTCGTGCCACCGGCGGCGGAGCGTGCACCACAGGCCCCGCCCGCCGCCGGCTTCGTCGACCACAACCGCGGCCCGTCCTGGGCGAAGCCCAGCGTGGCGTGGGGGATGGAGGCATGACCGGCATGCAGCTCCGCCCCTATCAGCGCGCGGCGATCGACTGCCTGTGGAACCACTTGCGGGCCTACAGCGACAACCCGTGCATCGAGCTGCCGACCGGCGCGGGCAAGTCGCCCACGATGGCGGCCGTCATCCACGAGGCGCTCACGAGCTGGCCGGGCACCCGGATCATCGTCCTGGCGCACGTCCGCGAGCTGGTGCAGCAGAACGCCGAGAAGCTGATCCGCTACTGGCCGGCCGCGCCGCTGGGCATCTATTCCGCGAGCCTGGGCAAGCGCGATCGGTTCGCGCCTGTCCTCTTCGCCTCGATCCAGTCGGTCTACAGCCGCGCGATGGAGCTTGGCCGCTTCGACCTGGTCCTGGTCGACGAGGCCCACCGCATCCCGATCAAGGGCGAGGGCATGTACCGCCGGTTCCTGGACGACGCGCGCCGCGCGAACCCGGACCTGCGCGTCGTCGGCTTCACGGCCACGCCCTACCGGCTCGGCGCGGGTCCGGTGTGCGGCCCGGACTACATCCTGAACCGGGTGTGCTATCGCGCCAATGTGCGCGAGCTGATCGACGCCGGCTACCTGTGCCGGCTGGTCAGCAAGGGCGGCATCGCGCGCGCCGACCTGACCGACGTGCACGTCCGCGGCGGCGAGTACGTCGCCAGCGAGCTGGAGGAGGCTGTGAATCGCGCCGACCTAGTCTCGGCGGCCGTCGACGAGATCGTGCGCTACTGCGCCGACCGGCGCGCGTGGATCCTGTTCTGCGCGTCCGTGAAGCA